TTAAGCTACTATACCTGACACTTCATCCGGCTTCGTGTACAGCATCATGTCCGTGTATTTGGAATTATAATTTATGTGCGCATTGAACTCCACTTTCCGGCAGTTCTTGAACGGGCTACCGATAAGCGGGTTTCGGTCTATCCAGTCACACAATTCCAGGATGGAGGATTTGTTCGAGGTGAAGTACACGAACGGATGTCCTTTCAGAACAGTCAGCACATCCAGATAGTCGGGCAGACGCCAGTACATTTTGTAAGTCCCCACTTCAGTAGAAAGGTACGGCGGATCAACCAGAAACACCACACCCGGAATATCCTTGTAACGTTTGAAAACTTCCTTGTAGTCTTCGCTGGTTATAGTCAGCCCTTCCAGATAATCCTTTGCTTCGGGATAGTCTGTCTGCCGGATATTATTGTAAAGTGTCTCCTTCCTCATATCTTCCAGAGAGAGCACGTATTTCATGGCAAACAGCAGGGCCGAGGACAGCGTAATATAGTCCACATAGCCACGTTCCTTCTCCTCCCTTTCAAGACGGGCGAACACCTTTTCACGGGCCTCCCCGGTTATACGTTTGTCCCTGGGTGTCCCTTCAGCTATCCGGCGCAAATCGGATAACAGCACATTGGTGGCCGGGATATTCGCAAGCCGCTGGCGATAGTTGTCGAAGTCATTATACACAACGACGGCATCAGGCCTGATACATTTGGTAATATGTGACAGCAGGCCCGAGCCGCCAAACAGGTCCACAAACACGGTGCTGTCTGGGAACTGCCCCAGCACCTTGATAAATTCCTTCGCAAACATGCGTTTCTGCCCCACGAAAGGAAGCGGGGCGGACAAATACATCTTTTTCATTTCATTCTGCTTTAAAACGGCCGCAAAGGTCCCCAGAATAAACGAAAAACAGCGGAAAGCATGAACGGTTCCCGCTGCAAGGCATGTACAGCAAATCACACGTTCAGCCCGAAGCGGACCGTCTCGTCACCGGCGATCAGCGCACGGGTGCCCGGGATATTGTTCTCATAGATATGCACATTGCCCAGGTAGAGGGTGATCGACTTCAGGGGAAGTTCTATCTGCCGCGCCATCAGGTACAGGTGGTAAATATCAGAAGGCAGCCCGAGGTTGGCGTCACTGCTACGCTGGTAGGCGGACAGCACCAGTTCACCGCCATCCAGCTGGAACTGTACCAGACTCAGGCAGGGCGCCTGGTTGCTCTCGGCACCAGTCTCACCTAAGAAAAGCACGTAGTTCTTGCTGTTGCGCTTCTCCCGGTTGATTTTCGCTATCAACGGGGGCAGCTTCTCAAAATATGTGGGGTAACTGTTCACCAGGATGGAACCGCAATAATCCCACCAGTTGATGCCGGCCTCCCGGTATTTTTCCACGTTACGTTCTCCCTGCATGAACAGCTGGAGCTCGCTGCGAAGTTTCTTGCGGGCGATATTATGCCCCTCGAATATGTCAAGCAGGTCCGCCGGTGTCAGCGAGAGCTGCTCGTTCAGAAGGTATTGTATGTTTCCCTTCTTGTTGGTCTGTGTTTTTCCCGTGGCAAGAATCTTGTCCAGGATACGATAATACTTGTTCATAGCCATTTCCTCCTTCTAAAATTGAAACACCCTAAAGATAAGGGGAAACGACACTCCCTACGACATAAAACAGCACGTTCACACTGCAAGCGTCTTGCAGTCGCTCTGAAACCGCTTCACCAGGGCATAAACCTTGCGCTCGCTCACCGAATATTTCTCGGACAGTACGGCCACGACATACGAGACTTTTTCACCCTGATCCAGCAGGCGAGTATAATCCGCATACAGGTCGATATACCGGGCATCTTCCAGACGGATACCGGCTGCCTGAAGCCTTTTCAACAGCTCCCGGTTAAAGTTTAGTATCTCAATCACTTTCATACAACAAAAAATTTATATCTTTGCATCGCCAATCATTTTTTTAAGCAACAAAAATCGCAGAGTCGCGGCAGAGGGCATTTGCCCCCGGTCGCGCGGCTCTGCGTTTCATGTTTATAAAAGTGATTGGCGTTACTTTTTAACAGGCCGGGGGCTTTTTTCTTATCCTCCCCCGAAGGATTTATTCCACCCGGTACTTCTCCGGATCAAAAGCGTCTTTCTTCTTCCAGCCGTCAGCCAGTGTATCCTGGATATGCTTCATGGCTTTCGTATAGAAATCCGTCAGTTCCTCCAGTTTCCCGAATGTCCGGTACCGAGGATCCTCATCCGTCCCGAACTTGAACGTCACCGGAAGCGTCGCGCCGCCGGTCTGCACGGCAAGGTCGTGGGCCGCCTTGTAGTTGAACTGGTTCTCGCCTGACAGCCACACTGGCATGCCTTCGTAAATGAAGCCGGAAAGTATCTCCCCGTCAATCTGTTCGTTATACCAGCCTAAGATAACGGTTCTTATTATCTCACCAGAGGGCTTCCCTAAAAAGTTCTCCTCCATATAGTCGGCAGATCCGTCCTCCCTTTCCCGCACGTCCCAACGGACGCGCCACGTGTTCTTCACCGGGTTTACGCATTCCAGCAGCTTCACCCCGGCTGTTCCTTCAACTCGTTTCATGTAAATACGTATTTGGTTCGACCTTTCCCGAAGGTTTCCGTTTTGATGGTTGTTTCAAAAGGAAAGCCGTCGGGCATTTCTTTCACTTGCGAGAGGATGTTCTTCATCTCCTCGCTGTTGGTGAAGAACTTCTTCGGCTCGCCGTTCATCTCGATGGCCACGATACAGCGGTCTTCTCCTTGCTCGGTCTTGATGCCCGTCTCGAAGTCCTTCACTACAATCGGTAAGTTTACCAGTTCCCGAATGCTTACCACCACCCCGGGAAATCGCTTTTTGCCGTCTTCGGGCTTATAAGCGACATTCAAGTCTTTAAATGATCTCATGTCTTTGCCTGTTAATTTTTTAAACAACGTATGACAGTCGGCGTGCTTGGCCATCCCGTAGAACGACGCTATCAGCTCACGCCTCCTTCTTCTCGATTTTACCTCGTGCATCTTTCGGGCGAATTTCTGCTTGATGCGCTTGCGAAGGCGGACGTGGTCCGCGCTGAAAGTCACATATCCCAGAAAGTCAATGCCCTCGCCCAGGGGAAACACACGGTCGTTCCCCTTCACCCGGAGACCGACACGCTGAATATGCCCATGGACGGCATCACGAATCTTCCACAATTCCGCTTTCGTTTTACCCAGTACGACGCCGTCATCACAATAGCGGTAGAAATGACGCACGGCATACCTGTCCTTCAAATAATGGTCCAAAAACACAGACAAAAGCAAATTACCCAAGCCCTGCGAGCTACGCAGGCCGATACTCAACCCGTCAGGCATCAGCCGGACAAAATTGTCAAGCATGGCGATGAGTTTCTTGTCCTTGAACACCCGGTTCACGCAATACATCACGAAATCCTGCTTCACGCTTTCGTAAAATTTGGTGATATCGAACTTGTAACAGTACCGCGTCCCTTCAGGGTCCTCACTCATGTCACGGCGGATATACGCCAGAAGGTCGTGCATCCCCCGTTTCTTGATACTGGCAGAGGTGGTACGGATGAAACGTTTCCGCAAATGGCAGTCCACCACCGCCATGATGGCGTGTACGGCAATACGGTCATACATAGGGATGACCTGGATACGGCGCAGCTTGCCGCCCTCGAAAATCTCGCGCTCACGGTAGTCCTTCACACGGAAAGTACCGTCCGAGATACGCGCGGTCAATTCCTTCAACACCTCGGGTTTATGCGCAAGCAGGTAGCGTCCCTGGCGGCTGCGTTTACGCCTTCTGCCGCGAAGGACCTGACGGAAAGACTCCGTCATATTGGAGGACTCCACAATCTCCTCAATTATAAAACCTGCTCTGTGCATACTTCTTTTGTTTTCCATTTCGGGGCCTTCAATCCCCCGGGCCCGGCTTCTTCGAACCGTTTCCGGCCTACCAAACCCTACCCGACACTTTATTTTTCAGTTTTCCAGCCCAAAAAGGCTGCTGTTACTGAGGCTTGCTTCCCTCGGCACCACGGTGGGGACAAGTCCCCGGTGTTGTACGCCGATTAAAATTTCTTTTCGATTGTTGTTCAGACGAGAACCGATGTTCGGGTTCGTATTCGAGAAATCGTTGTTCGCATTCGACATCGAGACACCGCCATTCGGGTTCGCGTTGTTGTTGCCACGATAAACCACACGGCTTATGGGGAAGCGCCACCTTTCAATTTGAATGCAAAAGTACGATTTTTCATAAATTATTATTTAACAAACTGGTACAAAACCAGAAAACAAAAATTTTTCGACGAGCTTACGCCCGTAAAGAACGGTGTTCCCCTTGCTCGGGGAACACCGGACGTTTTGTCGCTTCGCTCCCGCTTTGACGCTTTGCGCGGCCGATCATGCTACTTCGCTTATCGACTTGAACGCAGCGGCGCTTGCCGCCTTGACGATCCGGCCGCGGAAGGCCAGACGAGAACCGATGTTCGGGTGCGTATTCGAGAAATCGTTGTTCGCATGCGACATCGAGACACCGCCATACGGGTTCGCGTAGCTGCTGCCACGATAAACCACACGGCTGGCTGCGGTGGATATGTAGTAGATATCACAGTAATGTGTCGAGGAAGAACCCGAAACGGAACCCACAGGAATCACATCCATGTACTTGCCATGCGCTATGGCCGTTATCCATACGCCCGAACTTGTACAACCTTTCACCATGCGGGTCGTGCCGTCAGGCATCCAGATGCGCCATTTGCCGGCGTTGCCGCTGTCATTGGGAAGGTCCACACCGTCCATCATGTCATATTTATGCCCGTAGATATCCTCATAGCCAAGGCAACAGATATTGTTCACCTGCGTGACAGTGGCACCGCCGTAATCGTCCTCACCGCGGTACCAGGCATACTGGTGCACGACACCGTCGATAAGCGAGTTCGTAACGTTGGGATTGATACCGTGTGCCTCTTCGTAACCGATGGTATCGGTCATGCCGCGCGAAGCGGTGCCGCCGGTGACGCGGTTGTTCGTATGCTGGCCACCACCACATTGTTCCTGGCTGTCACGACAGCCATACTTCGCATAAAACAGATTGGCGATACGAGAGTGCATCAGCGCGTCAATCTGCTGCATCCCGCGCTGGACAGAGTAATAATGGAAGTCGGCCCAGCTCATGCTCGCGGTAGTGCTGCCGCCGGTGATACAAGCGCGCAGCTTGCTGCCGACGACGCTGCTGCCGACAACCGCACAAAGATGCTCGTCGTTGGCAACCCAGTCGGGTTCCATGTCCTCGATCCGGTCGGAGTTGGAAAGGACTACCTTGTCGAACTCCGCGGTGTTCAGTATGGAGAAATGCAGCGCAGTGGCACCGGCAGGAACGTCGGCGATCAGGTACATGCCCGCCTCGAACTTGTTGGAGAGGGTCGGAACTACAATGGAACTGACAACGGCACCGGTATTGTCAGTGAATACGCTGCCCACAAGGTTAGTACCGGGAACGCTCGGGAAACGCACGCGCTTGTGACCGCTGACGTTTACCTTGCAGACGGAATACGTGGTGTCGGTGCTGTAGCTGTTCGCAAGCGTGTCCTTGCCGCTCATGATCTTACGGCCGTTCAGGTAGCCGCCCGCCCCTTTGATGTCATCCAGCGTGAGGACATCGGCATCTGGGACGGAGGGCATGTCATCCTTGCCTTTGCTGCTGTAGCAGGAGTAATGCTTGCCGTTCAGGTGATCGTTGACGCCCTTGCTCCAGAAAAAAGGCTCGAACATCATCCAGTCACCCTCGCTGCCGTCAAGTTTGGCCGTGCTGCCGTCGGCGTAATAGTTGGAGTTGCTATCGTCCAGCGGGTAATAGGTCATCTCACCGTCCGGGTTGTTCACCGTCGTATCGACATTCGCGATGGTCACGTTGCGGGTCGTGGGCTTCCGCGTCATTTTCGCAAGTACACGGTGACGCTGTTTTAGAATGGCGGAGATATGCCCGCTCGTCCTGTAAGGCGTACCGTACTTGTAACCTGTCCTGTTGTCCGGGTTACTGATATTGGCATCATCGGCCACATCGTCGTCGGACTCGATCATCGTGTATTCGGGCTGGAGGATATTCAGCTCGGGAAAATGGGCTTTCAGGGCCGCATACTTTTCGTCCTCGATGTAATTGGTAAGATATACCGTACCAACCAGCGCGCATGTGTCAGTAGCGTTGCCTTCAGCGTCCACGCCGCCCATCTTCACGAAACGGTTCAGCCACGTGCCGTCGTCCTCACGGTCGATACCGGTCACACGGATACGCTCCACGCCGGAACAGCGGTTCAGAAGGGTTTCCCAGTTCAGTCCCGGACAGCCGTCCACGATAAGCGTCTTCACCTTGCCATAGCTCTCCAGTGTGAGGCCGCCCGTAGTCAGTTTGCCCAGGTATTCCAGTTTCAATACGGTCAGTGTGCCGGGGAGCCAGGCTCTCGTCAGAGGGGCACCCTTGGCGAAGGTCACGCTCTGAACCTGCGTGCCACGCGCGTCAAGCTCTTCCAGTTTCGTCTGGTTGCTGAAGTCGAGCTCGGTGCTGGTGTTGCTGCTGGTCTTGGCCTGGGCCTGGTTACGCACGTTCACCTTGCGCAACTGGCGGCAGCTGCCGAGATTCAACCACCAGCCCGTCGAACCGGTGGAGGGGCTTTGCAGGTTCAGTTCGCGCAGTACGGTGCACTTGCCAAGGTCCAGCCCGTTCTTCAGGCGGTCCGAGGCGCCGGTCATGTCAAGCACCCTCATGCGGCTCGCCCCGTAGATACGCAAAGGGTCGTTTACCGTATAGGCGCCCGTGATTTGCAGGGTGGCAACCTTGCCGCCCTCCACGATGCCGGTATTGGATATGTTCGGGCTGTTGTTCGTGCCGTAACCGAAGGCGTAAACCTCGCCCGCCGTAATCTTCACCACGTCGGCGGCATCGGAGGCGGTACGGGCCATATAAAGGTCGATGTTGTCACTCGTGAAATTGCTCGTGCCGTATTTGGCGTCCAGAAGGGCGAAACGGTTCCTCACGAAATAACCGCGGTGCGCAGAGTTGCTTCCCTGAAGGGCGTAGATGAACGGCCATTTCTTGCCGTAAACCTCCTCCATGTTCGGGCGGATGTATTTCAGGTAACCGCTCTTGTTGTACGCACGGTCGCTCCAGTTACCCGCCTGTTCCACGTCAAGCATTGACAGCACGCGGTCGACCGTCATTTTCGCGCGGTAAGCGGCGGCGCAGGTTTTCAGTTCGTCCTGAAGGTTGGCCAGGACAAGGTTCCAAAGCCAGCTCTCGCGACCCTCGAAGGCGTATTTCCCGGCTTCCGCGTCCCACGTGTCACGGTCGAGCGTGTAGTCGTAGGCAAGGAAACAGTCGTTTCTCTTACCGAGCTGCGTGTCGCCGTCATAGTAGGTGGTGTACCAGACCAGGCCGTCCCAGGTACGCAGGAGGATGTTCTTCGCACGCTGGTCCACGCTCGCGAAATAGTCCGTGTGGACGTAATAGGTCAGCAGGTGGTCCACGTCAAAATACTGCCCGACCTCCGTCTTGAACTTTTCACTCACGAAGGTGGTCAGGTCATCCGCGGTGGCGTTTGCCGGGACACATGAACGGACCCAGCCGAAAAGACGTTTCAGCGCGGACTGCTGGGCCGAGTCCAGGCCGGCCCATTTCACGTCGTCCGGATAGTTCGTTTCAAGGCCCGCGTCGAAACCGGCGGCAAGGTCCGCATCACTGGAGCTCTGGAAAAGGCAGACCCTCTCGCCGTTGTTCAGCGTCTCCAGCGTCATCGGGCAGGAAGGGGTGAAACCGTCAAGTCCCTCCATGCCGAACAGCCTGCCGCTCTTGCTCTTCTCGTTGTTGAAGTTGTACTGCCCGTAGTAGGTGCTCTCCCCGTCGGAGGTCTCCGCGCTGAACACGTCGATGGGGAAACCGTCGATGCTCTGCCTAACCTTCACCGCATTCAGGTCACCGCCCGCCTGTTCCAGCTGGTAACGCTGCGGAGGGGTCAGAAGGCCCAATTCGAGCATCACGTCGTTGTACAGCTTCGCCACACCGGTATTCAAAGTCATGGACGAGTCGGAATAGTCGGACTTCATGCAGAACAGGTCCATCGGGATGCTCCCGGGGCGCATCATGTACCTGTTGCCGCCAAGGGGGTCCGGGACGCCGTTGATCTCGAAACTGAGGTCCGCGCCGCCCTTGGTGAAGTAGATGCGAATGTTCTTGCTCGGGTATTTCGTGGAACTGGTACCCTGGATACGGATATAGCAGTCGCGGAGGACGAAGTCGTACTCCTTGCCGAAAGGGGACCAGAAATAGACGTCGGCGATGAAGTCGGTCTTCTTGTTGTTCGTCTCGTTCACCTCGTCAAGGCCGCCCTTGCGTACGATGCGCATCACGCCCTTCCCCTTGGCGCGCAGCTTGTCGATATCGACGTCGCCGCTGCCGCCCAGGATGTCGTTCTCCTCGTACAGGCGCATCATGTCATCGCTGCTGCCGGCATCCACCATCCGGTTCTCCAGGACTTCGTCATCGCTCAGGGCACGGTTGTAGATACGGATGTTCTTCAGTTCCACGTCGGCGGATGCGCTGTCGACGGTGATGCCCGCCGGGGTGTCCTGGCGGAAGTAGTAGCTGTTGTCGTAGATGTCAGCACCGGCACGGTTGCCGTTCACGTAAAGTTCCATCAGGCGCCCGTCACCGCGTTTGCCGATGACGAAGGCGACCTTCAGCCACTTCTCGGGGGCGAACTTCGTGCCGATCTTGATTTCACGGCTCGCGTCCTCGCCGTCCTCGTTCGTGTAGTGCAGGATGGTGCCGGTCTTGATGCTCGCCTCCTCACTCGTGACGCTAAGGCCTTTTCCCTTGTCCATGCAGCTGATCACCTCGCCCTGACGGTCCGTCACACCCGATACCCGGAACTCCATCTCGATGGTAGCGCCGGAGGCGCCGGCATCGTCCTTGAACAGCTGGTAGCCGATGACGGCCTTCGCCCCGCCCGTCAGTTTCAGGCTGTCACCCGTCCAGCCGTTGCTGCTCCAGTCGAAGCCCTCGAAGATTGTCTTCACGCCGTTATACTCCCACCGCGCCGGGTCGCTCTCGCTGTTGCTGCGGCCGGACGGGCTAAGCTTCACCTGGAGGCCGTAGGTGGCCTCGCTGATGTCGATGCCGCTCTCGACCACGTCAATGTGGAAAGTGTAGGCGGTGGCACCGACCTTCAGCTGCATCTGCTGCCGGCCCTGCTCCGTGAAGCGGTTCCGGTAGGTCTGGGCGGTACGTGGGACGCTCACCGTCTGGAGAAGCGTGCCGTTCCTGTAGATGCCCACACCCGCCGGGGTGGTACCGGGGTCGTAGGCGGCAAACTTGAACTCGCAGTTCTCGTACTGCCCCACCTCGATGACCGGGGAGAGGTGGTCGGCACCGGTAAGGATACGGCCGTCCCGGTGGGTGACCATCAGCCCCACGTAGGGGGCGCTGCTGCCGCTCTTCAGGATATCGATATGGATGCTCTCGCTTTTGAGCGTCAGGCCGTCACCGGCATCCATCTCGGCGACCATCTGGACGGTATGCCGGCCTACCGACAGGGAGGACATGGAGAGCGGGAAGCTGCTGTTGGTCGTACCACTGCGGGTGACCGTGTGGGCGTTCTGCTGTTTGCCGTCCACGTAAAGGGTCACCACCTTCGTGCCGGTGCCGCTCACGCCGTAGGGGATGTTCACGGTCTCCTGCGCGCCATAACCGCCGGAAGCCAGGCCGGAGGCGATATTGTAGCTGCTGGACAGGGCCAGCGTCACGCTGCGCACGCTAACGTACGCCTGCCGCTTCTGCGCCTTGCCGGTGGTGGGGTCGGTGGTCTCGGCTATCACGTAGATGTCGCTCGTGCCGGAAAGGAGGTATTTCGTCAGGTCGAGCGTGTACGTGCCCTTGCTCACATCCTGAACCGTCTCCGAATAGGTGGTGGTGGCGCCGCGCCTCACCTGGACGGTGATTTTCGCTTTCTGGCCGGTACTCTCGCCCTTCTCGTCGCCGCTGCCGTACTGGTGGTCGTAGGTATAGGTCAGCCTGACCGGGTCGCCTTCCTTGACGGTGGGCTTGTCAACACTTGCGCCAAGCACTATCTTCGTCGTGCTGCCCTCACCGCCGCCACCGCCGCCTCCGGCAGGGATGTCGAAACCGGTCACCTCGACGCCGCTTTTGTTCTTCAGGCTCACGTGGACGGTGGTCTCGTCATCGCTCAGTTCGGCGGAGCTGTCGAAGATGGTGTTTGCTTCCACCTCGCCCAGCTTGGCCGCCACGGCACGGTTCTCGACCGGGTTCGTGCTTTCGGCGTTCAGGCTCTCGTCAACCTCCAGCTTATCGATGGTCAGGCTCACGTTGCCCTCCGCATCGGGGATTTGCTTCTCGCCGTTCACCGTCAGGCTCTTCATCGTGCCGGCTCCACCGAAATCCTCCCAGCTCGCGGCCTGTTCCCAACTCTCCACGCTCGTGCCGGTGAACTGTTTCGTCTCCCATCTGCCCTGCGCGGCCTCGTAGGTGATGCAACGGCCCTTGTACCGGTATTTCACATTTACGGCGGCGATGGCCGTCTCCAGGGTATAGTAGCCGTTTTCCAGGGGAACCTCCTCCGTCACGTTGTACGTGTTGCCGCCGCTACCCGTACCGCCGGGAATGTCGGTGGAGGTGATTGCCTGCCCGTTACGGCCCAGGATGGTCAGTTTCACCGTGTCGTTCTTCTCGTCAGGGACGGCTGTCATGCTACCCACCAAGCTGCCGTCCACGGCTGCGGCGGCATCCTCCGCCTTCTTGGCGGCGGCGGTGGCCGTACCGGCAGCGGCATTGGCGGTTTCAGCGGACCTGTTTGCGGTACCGGCGGCGTTCGTCGCGGTCTGGGCCGCATTGGCGGCGCCGGTCGCGGCATTATCGGCCTTCGTGGCGGCAGCGTTAGCCACCGCCGCCGCGTCCTCCGCGGGTTTCCGGAGCAACGCCACCGGCGCAAGCACGACCTCCTGGCCGCGCATCGCAGGAAGGCTCTTGATATTGTCCAGCGAGGTGACCTCGGCCAGTTCATCGACACTCTGGCTCTCCGACTTGATGGAGTTCAGGATGTCCTTCTTCAATTCGTTCTTTTCCGATTCTGTCAGTGCCATAATTTATTCCTCCTTGATATCTTTATTGATGTCCAACTGTTCGTAAAGGCCATCAATGACGCCGGGAAGGCAGAAATTCTCCGCGACACGACGGATAATATCCACTTCGCCCTCACTGTATTCTTCCTCGCCTTGGCTTTCGTAGATACGGAACGCCAGGGCGTGTGCCTTGATACCACCGACACGGCAGTAAACCAAGTCGGCGAACTCTTCACGCACGTCGCCGGTTTCCTTTTTCTGCCGGCTGATGCCGGTGTACTTGCTGAAATGCTTGAAATTTAACTTTGCCATATATGATTGTTTTAACGATGAATACTCACTGTATAAGCGTTGTACTCGGCGGCGCTGTATGTCAGAAGAACCTCGACCACGTCCCCGTTGCCCATGTTCCAGTAACCCGTGTTCCCGAAATTATTGTCACGAAAATATGGATGCTGGGCGTTATCGACCGAGGAACCGTTCACCGTGAAGTCACCCGTACGACCGTAAAGTCTCACATCCGAACCCGAACGCTTCACAACAGTCAGACGGACAGCAATGTCCTCGGTCGAAGTGCTGCTCATGCCCAATGATGAACGGAGTTCCGCAAGACGAGGAAGCATCAGCACGCAGTCACCATAATTGCCGCAGACTTCCACATACTTGCCACGATTAAGATTGATATACTTGGCTTCTTTCGCCTGGCTAAACTCAATCCAGTTCAGGCGAAAGCCCTCCACTACACCTTTCAGAATACCGTCACCCGTCCCGACAAACGCGTAGTTACGGTTCGAAAGGCTGTTCTGCACACTGAAAACCAGGCCATAGTTCGGAAGGTATCCGGACTGCGTGTTCACGAAACGGCCAAGGATATCGGTACCAAGGTCATTGTAACAGCCGATGAGTGCCTGCATGTTGTCACCCTTGAAGCCGATCATGCTGTTATAAAGGAACATGCCGCTGCCACCGCCGTCCTTGTCGATACCGAGACGCCCGTAAGAAATCGAGAAGCCGCCGATCTGGCCCGTATCCGCGTCAATCTCGCCCGTGAACTTCCCGTTTTTCGCCTCGATACTCCCGTCCTCCAATATCTTGAAGTTCTCGTTGGCGGTCACAAGGCCCTCCAGCTTGATATGGTCGCCCGTCAGCTTCACCACGCTGATCTTGTTCCCGTCGGCATCCGTTTCGTCCACGCTCACCCCGATAAGCGCCAGCTTGCCGTCAGCGTCCTGGGCGTAGATGCCCGCACCTTCGGGTTTAACGACAAGCCCGGTTTCCTGCAGGAAATTCTCGTCCCTGTCAAAGACAGCCGCCGAAATCTTCACCAGACGCTCCGACTGCTCGAAAAGTGTTTTATAACGGTGCGCCAGCGATTCCACGCGGTCGGTAGAGAGTATGAGCATGTACAGGTAGATGTCCCCGGTGAAAGACAGCTTGAAGTCTCCCGTACCGTTCCAAAGGCCGCTACAGGTATATTGCACGTAGCCGTCAGTCGCGGGCAGTTCCTCTTCCACTTCCATGCTGTTGAAGTTGGCGAACCCCGTCTTGTCAACACCCACGAACTCCACCCGCAGGGTTCCACCGACCGCACAACGGTAAAAGAAGGTCAGGTACACCGGGGCGGCTTCCTTCTCCCCGCTGCCGTTTTCAGGCATGGAGGGGATGCTTTTCAGGTTCTCACGTTTCTGGAGGATGTACTTACCCCGGATACGCACGACCTTACGCCCGTCATCCTCGGTCACGCTCGCGCCGTCACCTTTCTTCGTCAGCACGTTGCCGTTCGCCCAGACCCAGCGGTTACCCACAAGGAAGAACACCGTCTCGTTTTCCGTGTTCCATTTCATAAGGCCGTCATCAAAGGCGGGGTTATTCAGGTACCCGCGATCGGTGGCGAAGTCCTGGCGCAGGGCGGTCACCACACTGGTGATACGTCCCTCGACGATTTCGAATTTTGTCTTGATATCCTCGCCTGTCACCAAAAGGAATGTCCCGCGCAGGTAGGCGTTGTCGCTGTAAAGGCCGTTGCCGTGCGGCTGGTTGTCGGCGGGGAACCAGTCGTCGCTGATGCCGTCCAGGTTACCCAGGCGGGCACGAAGGCAGCCGGTGAAGTTTTTCGCCTTCACGCCGTCCATCACGTCCATGCGGGGCTGCCCGTCCTCGGTGGCGGATATCAGGATCAGGTTCTGGCGCAACGGGTTTTCCGTATTACCCATCAGCACACATTCGTCACCGGGGGCAGGAAAGGAAGTTCCGAACTCATCCACGCCCACGAGGATGGAATCACCCTCCACGCCGGCAACCTCCACCCAGTAGCCTTTCAGGTTCCCGCCGGTAAACGTGGCGCAGCGCATCAGGTCATGCGCCCGGAAGGTATTCGCCTGCTCGAAGGTGATTTTATAAAAGCCGTCCTCCGGAACGGCGGTCTTTATCTTGCCATTGGCCGCGGACACACAGAGCTGGCCGCCCACGCTGCGAACCTTCTCGATAAGCAGTTCCAGTACCACCATGACCTGGCGCACCGTCAGCTTGTCGATGGTAAGGTGCGAAAGGGCGTCCTCCATCCACAACCGCCAGCCCTCACCCAAAAGGCCGTCCACGAATTTCGGGCTGCGCAGGAACTCACGCACGACAAGGGTCAGCAGTTCGGCGTTGCCCTTGCCGTCGATGTGGCCGTTCTCCTCCGGACCGATGCCGACACCCTCCTCGAAGGTGATTTTCTTTTTCGCGCGGTCGGCCTTCTTCTTGCTGATGAACTCCGCCTGGCTTCTTCTGGCCGAGAAAAGGTTGTTGTCGGTGGGAAGCGTGTTATCCCAGCTCCTTATGATGTCGGGAAGGTTCGCACCGGCCGTTCTGGTATAATTCCTCACCTCCTCGATACTCCCCTTCAGGCTTTCCATCACGCCGGTGGAAAGCGCGTCACCGATTTCGAGGTCCATCTGTGAGGGGAGCGCCACCTTCCGCGTGATTTTCGTGATACGGCTCAAGCGGTAGCCCGTTTCCGGGAAATACTCCGTGCTTTCCAACCGGACGCGGCGGCCCGGGTAAAGGTCTATTCCGTTACGCTCGACATACACGTGGTCCGTTGGGCCCTTGTACACGGAAACGTCGACGGCGTTCTCCGCGTTGTACCTGTTCACCGCCGTCAGGTATTCCTCCTCGGCAAGCGCATAGTATTCGTCAGGCATGCGGATATTCCAGAGGATATACCTGTCACCCGCTTTCGGGACAAGGCGGTCACCGGGAAGCTGCGTGTCGTCGTCATACGGCCAGATGGTGATGATCTCGAACTCGCGGGTGTCACTGTCGAAGTTCACCTCGAAATAGTAGGTGCCGTCCTCTTCCTCGCCAAGACCGGCAAGTTCGCCACCTTCCTGGAAGGAGACACGTTTCACCTTGCCGGCAAGTTCGTAAGCGTTGGGATCGAAGTTCAGCGTGTCATCCCGGAAATACCAGATCACGAAAGGGTTGCCGTCCTCATCCGTCACCTGCGCGCTGCGTACAGAGGTCACGGTACCCACGCGACGGGGATAGATATCCGCGAAGGCGTCCTTCTCGTAGTGGTGGTGGATGCCGTACTTTTCCGTGTCCACATCCACGTATTTGGCACCGTCGGGAAGCTGTAGCCGGCTGTGGCCGTATTTTTCCGGATCGATGTTCCGGGAACTGCCGATCGGGAACAGGCGGGTGTAGAACTTCGCGCCGTCGGCCTTGTCGCGGGAAAGCTCCGTCAGCCCTTTGCCGTAGGACAGGGTAACCTCCTCACCGTGTTCGCAGCGGCATAGGTTCACGGTCTGGCCTTCCACCCACCACTCGGCGCCCGGCACCTTGCCGGCGAGTTCCTTCAGCGCGTCGGGGCAGTACTTCCCCTCGTAGTCGATGACCACGTTCTCGGTACCTTCCACTCGACCCACTTTCCAGTCGGTGATACCGCCCATGCCGTCATTGATGGACTTCACGATCAGGGCCATGTGTTCCCGGGGCGGGGCGGTCAGCGTGAACACCGGTTCCGGGTCGCCGTCCACCACGTTCAGGACGAGGAAACGTCTCATCAGGCTCTCGATGCCGTAGAACTTCACGTCGTATTTCCACTCCTGCGTGCTGCGTTCGTCCGGTTGGTAACGCTCCTGGAGCCAGTAGCGCTCGCCCTCGAAATCCACGTAGTCGTTCACCTCAAGCGCCACATACTCGTACAGGGTGAAGGAGAGCGTCAGCACGTTGTCCGACTGGATCGCCTTCACCTGCGTCGAGCTGTCGTCCGGGGAAAGGACCGCCTTCGCCTGCCTGTTACTGTCATATACCGTTAAAAGCATGTTCGAATGGTGTTTGAACGTTGTTTAAATGATTGGTTCGGGTTCGCGGAATTTCACCTTGAAGCGGCCGGCCTGCACGCCTTCCCGCCAGAGGTAGGTCAGCGGGGTGAAGCCGGGACAATCCAGGTAATGCACGCGAAGCGTCAGCTCCAGCTGCGGGAAATACAGCGAGAGCCAGCCTTTGTCGCCGGTTTTCAGGAAGGAGATGAAGGACATGTATTTCTTCAGCCACTCCCCTTTACCCGGGGCATACAGGGCAAAGGTCAGCGTGATGTCGCGCGCCTCGTTGGCCACTGTCAGAATGTCGGAATATTTCTCCCCGTTCTCCTCGCGTATGTCCACGGCGGTGTGCGCTTTCGTCTTGCTCGCGGCAAGGATGGCTTTCAGGTTGTCACGCCCGCCGCGCTTCTCTTCGGTCAGGAATACGCCGTACTCCGTCCAGATATCGGTGCCGTTGATAAGGAACAGCCCGCCCATGATTGGTTCCATGCTCATGATGATTTCATTCTTAGTCCGTCACGTATGATTCGTTTTATATCTTCCTTTATCTCGCCGAGGAAACCGGCGCTTTTACCGGTATTCTCCGCGATCTTTGCCAGGTGTCCCTCGGCGCTGGCCATGCGGCCCGCCACGTCCTCGGTCTTCTCGTCAATGCTTACCCAGTGGTTCAGGCCCGAGGTGAACATGCCCTCCAACTTCGTGCCCTGGTCCTGCGACATGGCCGAGAAGCCGCCGGCGCGACCGGTCTGCGTTGTGGACTTACCCTCCTCCGTGATGCCGGCAGTGTCAAACATCTCCTCCTTCTTGGCACGGGCACGCTCGAAAATGTCCGAGTACCGGGTGCGCAACGTGTCGGCTTCCTCTTTCGACAGGATACCGTCGCTCATGAACTCGGCGAACGTCTCCTGCCATTTCTTCAGCTCGTCCGAATAGGTGCCGTTCACGATGGACTTCAGGATGGCGTTCTCCATGAACTCGTCCACACTCGCGATCACGTCTTTCGAGTCCGTCTCGAAATCCTTCAGCAGATCCTTCATGCCGCTGCGGATACCGTCGAAAGAGGTGTCCGTGATGGCTTCCTGCCATTGCCTCTGGAGTTCCAGCAGCGTGTTCGCGTCAGAGACGTACTCGTCAAGCCACTGGCTCTGGTCGTACTTGCCCGAATGGAGTTTCTCCCAGATGTCGGGAAGTTCCTGGAGCCGCGCCAGTTCCTCGGGGGAAAGGCTCCAGAGGGAACCGGTATCCCGCACCGACTTGCCCAGGTAGGCGGAAACCGTGTCCCAGTCACCGCTGCTCATGGCCTTACCGATATAGTAGTTGTTCGAGTGGTGTGAACTGTGGTATCCCATCTTTGCCGCGAGCATCTGGCGGTCGTTCTCGATTTTCTGCTGCTGTTTCTCGTAGGCGCTCCGGTAGTACTCGGTGGAACGTGCGCCGCCGGAGCTGGCCATCTCGTCGGTCAGCTTCTCGATGGCGGTGGTCAGATACTTGTTCGATTCGGTCAGCCGCTCCACCAACGCGTTCACCTCCCTGGCATTGCCGTGCGAGGAGAACAGGCCGAAGGTCACCGTGTCCAGGATGTCCCTCACCCCGTAGAAAAGCGAGCTGCCGATCTGCGTGAACAGTTCACCGGAAAGGATGTTCTCCAGGATACCGTTCACCGCACCGAGCACGGAATCAAGAATACCGCTTACCAGCGTACCGATTCCTTCCTTCAGCACGTCAAGGATGGAAAGCACCGCCGCGATGATCTGCCCGATGATGCCGCCGTTTGAAAACGTCTCGGCAAGGGTACTGCCTACCGTACCCATCACACCGCCCATGTTCTTCGTCGCCTCGCCCAGTTTGCCGAGCCCCTGGGCCACGCCGGCAAGGGAACCGGACTTCAGGCTTTGGAGCCCCTCGGCAAGCCCGGTAAGGGATGAAACGGCGTTCGTGCTGGACGTGCGCAGGTCCTGCGCCGCCTTGTCGTTCGCCTCTGTCAGGGTGGCCACACTCGCCGAGGCGGCGTCGAAAGCTTCCTGCGCGGTAGCCACCAGTTCTTCCGCTTCCTTCATGGCGGAGGGGTCACCGCTTTCAGCGGCTTTCTTCTGTTTTTCCTGCGCCACCACCAAAGCGTCAGCGGCGGCCTTCTCCCTTTCCTTGGCCTCTGTCAGCTCACGCAGCGTCGTCTGGTAGGCGGAAAGGTCACGGGAAACGTCCTTGAACATGTTCCGGTTAATACCGCCCGCGCTCCGGTCCTCCAGCTTTGCGATCAGCTCGCTGATCACCTGTTTGTCCTCGGCACCGGCATTCCGGTACTCGTCGGAGGCGGCATACTTCCGCAGCTTCACCAGCGTGGGGCGCAGCTGCTCTTCAAGCAGCCCGCCGAAATTGCCGAAAAGGCCGTCCCAGTCGATATCCGCCTTCAGACTGGCAATCTCGGCGGCAGCCGTTTCTTCTTTCTGCTGGCGGCCAAGGCGCAATACCTCATTGTAGTTCCCCTCCTCCTGCGCACGGCGGATCTTCTCCGCGTACTCCTGGGCGATGGCCAGCTTCTTCTGCTGGTACGTACCATATTCCTTCAGGTAGTCGAGCATCGACTGGCGGGCGGCGTCGTTCTCTTCCCTGGTCACCTTTGCCAGGTCGCCGTCACGTGCCGCCGCGGCCTTCTCCCGCGCCTCCTTCAGGGTGGATTCCTGCTCACCGGTCAGTTTACCCTTCTGCGCGTCCTTCCACTTCTTCTCCTGGGCGGCAAGTTCGGCGATCTCCTTGTCATAGTTCAGGCGGATCTGGCGGCGGCGTTTCTCGCCGCTCTCCTTCAGAAGGTCGATTTCTGCTTGGCGGTTCTTCATCTGGAGCTTCAGAAGTTCCGAGGCACGCTGCTCTTCCGACTGTTTCTCCTTTTTGGCGGCATTCGGGTCGGGTTTGGCATGGTCACCCAGGTCGAACTCCTTGCCGATATCCAGATATTCCTCCTGGAGCTTCCGGGCTTCAGCCAGGTAGCCGTCGCGGACTTCCTCGGCCTCACGTACGGCCTTTTCCTTTGCCTTCTCGTTATACTCCGATATCATGGACTGCGCGTCCACCCGTCCGTACGACTCGCTTTGGGCCATGTAAAGCCCCATGCGCGCGAACCAGCCCATCGAGCCGTCCACGTCTTCCGGCTTGCTGGCCTTGATCTCGTTCACCTTCTCGTCAGCCTCCGTGGCCTTGTTCACCAGGCTCTGCACCTTGGCCTGGAGGAAAAGCATTTGGATGTATTTCTCACCCTTTTTCTGAAGGATGTCATACCACTGGGCGATCGTGTCGTAATACCCGAAACTCTCGCCGTACTTGCGGTTCAGTTCCTCCACCTTGGACTTCTCCTCGTCCTTCGTGCCGGTGAACTTCTTCAGGCTCGCCAGCGTGCTCTCGATCTCGAAACGGGTCTTGATCATCTGTGCGCGGCCGTCGGACTCGATTTTTACCATTTCCCGGGCTTTCTCCGCGGCTTTCTCCTGCGCGGTGGAATATCTGTCCCAGGCGACGACAAGTCCCGTGATAACGGCTGAAAGGCCCAACGTAAGCGTGGCCATCAGGGCCTGCGCGGCACCGGTGGAAATGCCCAGGGCGACAGCCAGCCGGGTATTGGCGGCTGTCAGCAGGTTCTTCATCTTCACGACCGTCACCAGCCGGAAAGCGGAATCCTTGTTCAGCGTATTGAACACCTGCTGCAACCCCATCGTGATGGCCATCACGCTCTGCACGCGCGTCTGGATCTTTGCCAGGTTCTCGTTTTCCGAAGCGAAAAGAGACAGCGCGCCGGTGGCCGTGGTGAACAGACCGGCAAGGCCGCTCACGCCCGACATGAAGCCCTGGAGGTTCGCGTCATCGTGCGAGAGGATCTTCGTCTGGGTGTTCAGATCGGCAAGCGTGTCGGAAAGAAGAGCGGCCTGCTGTGCCATCTTCCGGTACTCCTCGGTGTCCTGTTTCCCTTCCAGCCGCAGGCGGGCCATGTTGTCCTGGAGCTCACGCAGCTGCATGGAAAGGCGTTTGCTGCTTGCATGCGTCTTCTCCTGTTCAGCCTGGAGCCCGGCAAGGGCGCCCTTTTCCTCTTCAAGCGCTTTCTTCGCGGCGTTCAGTTCATCCAGGGCGGCTATCTTCGCCTTGCCGGGTGCGGCCCCCTGGTAGGCTTTCTCCAGCGACTTGATGTCGCTTTCAATCTGCCCGATGACTTCCTTCTGCTCCCGGATCTTGTCGGTCAGGCTCTTGCTACCGGCGACGGCACGTTCTTCCTCTAAGGAGATACGCTCGTACTCTTTACGGAGGTTCCGGACGCTCTTCTCCGCCTCGCGGTGCTCCTTTTCAAGCCCTTCAAGGGCGGCACGCTCTTCATCCAGGACCTTGCGACAGGCCGCCACGTCGGCGGCAAGTTCCGCCTGTGCCGGGCCGGGCTTCATGTTCTGAAGCTGCGTTTCCATCCGTTGCAGGTCGGAATTCACCCGGTCGATGACCTTCCTCTGTTCCAAGATACGGGCATTGATGGCAGCGGCGGCCTTCTCCGACTTCTCGGCAAGGATATCAACCGCCAGGCCGGCCTTGTCAAGACCCTTGCTCAGGTTGTCCTTCATCAGAAATTCGATTTCTACGGGCTTCATCGTTTACAGTTCTAAATTGCTTTGAAAAAAATTCACTATGTCACCGGCTTCACGGGCGGCGGATTCAGGATCAATCCCACCGTCACCGCCTTGCGGAACTTTGGAGTCAGCTACTGACCGGCGGACATAACGCGGGGCGTCAGACAGCATCAGGATGAGCGTCTGGTAGTTCACCTTCTCCAGGATGTACTCCACCGTCCAACCCGTGGCGCTCGCGATGTTCCAGATAAAACCGAAGGGGCTATGGGAACCTTCAAACTCGGTCCTTAACTCCCCTTCCTTCTTTGGCTCAGTCTCAGTTTCATCGGGTTCGCCCGATCGATCGAGCTGATAATACTCGTAAAAGACTCGCTGCCCATCAGGCTGATGAACTTCTCCAGGGCGCCCATCAGGAAACGGTGCTCCACAGCCTCACGCAGGAACCACGCCACGGGCCGGACAAGAAGACGCCGGCTCACCGGGCCGCGGCAAAGGGTATGGGCAACCATCCGGGAAACCTTGACGCCGTTCCGTGCCAGGAACTCCAGACGCTCACGCCCGGAAAAGGCGGAAACCTCCTCGGGGGAAACGCCCATCGAGAGGTAGAGCCTCACGATGCATATCTGGCCGGCAAGACGCGGGCGCCGCATGGTCACCCTCCACCGGACGGGGCGTTTCATGAAAGGCAGGCGCCATTCCTTCAGCGGAAGGGAGACACCCAGGTCAAGCAATGCCTCGGACGCCTCCCTCTGCACCTTTCTCGCTTCACGCTCGTCCATGCGTTAGCCCTCCACTGCCGCGGTGTCATTGATTTCGTAAGGGGAAGAGCCGTCCTCGGGCTTGTTCACCTTCAGCTGGCATTCCAGCTTGGAAACCTCCGTCAGCGTCAGCTTCCCGCCGAGGTTCGCAAGGATAGTGCCGTTCGGGATGGACATCGTCTGCCCGGATACGAACTTGATGGTCCAGGGACCGGAAAGGTTTACCAGTTCGGTCGGGGCCTTCCACCCGGTCGGAGCATCCGCCGGACCTACAAGCGTGCCGCCCAAAACGGCCTTGATATTCTTATAGTCCAGCTGGATAAGGTTGAACGTAGGAGATACCTGACCGTTCTTCTGCAAGAGCGTCAGCACGGGAGCGTCGGGAACCTGCTCGGCTTCAATATCGACACTCTCGGGCTTCGTGCCGCCCCAGTCCCAGCTGCCCTTCTCGATCCAGCCGATAGTCATGGCGCCGAACGTAACGACGGCGATGCCATAAATGAAATTCTTGTTATTATTCATACAGTCGTCTCTTTTTTAAAAAGGTTGATAATATGCCGGATGCCACACCGGCGATAAAGGCAATGAGGGCGATTTTAACGGGATTAAAACGATGTTTGAACTCCGTTTCGGAAACTTCCGAAACACTCACGGTATCGCCCCGGATACGTGTCAGTTCCTCCTCATACCAGAGGACCAGACGCTGGAGACTGTCACAGGTGGAGGTCACTACTAACGTGTCGCCCCTGGACGTCACATTCACGCCCGCCTGCCCGTTTTTACCATGATAGGAAGCACCGGCAGGAAGCGCCAGCAGGTCAGGAACCGGAATTTTCAACGTCAGCGCCGATGCCGGGAGGCCCGCCATCACCAGCCCCCGACGCCCGGACCTTGCGCTGTCCGCGCCTGACGCGGTTTTCACCGTCGTCAAACTCCGGGTCTGTTTTCGGGAGCTCGCGCAGCTCATAAAGAACAGGGCAGTCAGCACGGTGAAGGCAATCATTTGCCCCGTCAATAGCCTTGCGCAAACGCGCCATCTCTCTTCGTGTCGCACTAAGTTCTTTTTTTAAGGGTTCTACAATATTCTCGATCAGGATACGCGTGGCGTGCTCCGTGTTGTCTATCCGCACGGTCTCTGCGTCGGCTTTCGCCTTTTCCGCTTCCGCCTTCGCCTTCCTGACCGTGGGACCCAACGTTACAAGGGCCGTCAGAGCGGCCAGAAGGCCGCCGCCAAATATCCAGTTCAAGAGTACGCTCGTGTCCATGATCACTTTTTTATGATTGTCTGATACCTATTGAAACAAGCCATTTCTGCACGTCAAAACTGGGGCAGGCTTTCGCCGCCAGTTCGTTATGACCCACAATACGGACATCTGGAAAACGGCGGTGGAAGTCTTTCACGTACTTCTCAAGCGCACGCTTCTGGCACGCCGTACGCGTGTCCTTCGGGGTCTTGCCGTCTTTGGCTACACCGCCGGCATACACGATATGACGGCTGACGGAATTATAGCCGGCCACGCCGTTGGTGATTTCCCAAGGGTCCACGTTCGCGTCTTCGTCGTTGTCCACCAGGCGTTCCACGCCGCCATTCAGATGGAACAGGTCAGTATATCCGACCTGTTTCCAGCCGCGCCCGCCCTTTGATACCGGGTTTGTGTGCCAGGCACGAATCTCCGCGCCGCTCACCTCACGGCCCTCAGGGGTAGCCGTGCAGTGAATTACAAGATACTTCAGTTTTGCCATTGCTATCCGGCTTCTACGTCAGTTGCTACTTGTGACAATGCGATGGTCACCTTCTTCGTCTTGTCGGAATCCAGTGTCACAACCAGGTTTCCTGCTTTCGCTTTGCCGCCGGTATTCTTTTCAGCGGTAACTTTCAAACCGTCATCGGTACCAACAACTGTGAAACCGGCCGGAGCGGCACTGACACTGTATTCACCGGATGCTGTAATTGTCACTTCCTTGCTTTCTCCGGCAGCCTTGAATGACAGTTCCTCCACATCCGAAGCGAGAGTCTTTTCCGAAGACTTGAACACCGGAGATGTACGGGTATCCAAAACCACCATTTCCTCACCGAATGCGATATTCGTATCGGCTTTCATCAGTAGTTTGAAGAAATAAAGCTCACTGGCATTGGCGATCTTATCGATTTGGATCACATCCTGATCGTCCTGCAAGTTGACTGCGGCGAACCAGTTACCGTCTGCATCCGGAGAACAGAGAGTGGCCACAATCAGATCATCCGGCCATGCTGCCAGTGTCTCAATAGTAATGCCCTTGTAACGTTTGCTGTTTACATCCGTTTCGGAAGCATTCTTACTCTCACGTTCAGTCAGTTCGTCATCGTATTTGTCAAAGTCGTCGACACTCATCACCAGACGGAGGTTCGGATTGCTGCGCAGGGCTTTGGGAATAGCCTTACGGACAGCCTTCAATTTTTCGAGCATCGTGGTCTTACTGGTAGAAACGATAATCAATTCGGTATCTTTGGCGGCTTGCGTCAAAATTCCATTCATCAAATGGTCATCATCGTCACCGAACTCACCATTGATATAATGATCACCCAACTCGAATTTCACCTGCTTGATCAACTCTTCCAACAGCGCATTCTGCCCCTCCGGAGGAAGTTCGGCAAAGACCAGATTTCCTTTCGGCTGCCATTTGCGCCAGATATGTTCGAAGGCTCGGGGATTAAACACTGTGAAGGCCATAAAATCCACCGGATCCAATGATTTCTCACTGTAATTGAAGTTACCTTTCGAGTCTTCAATCTGGGGATTTTCCTTACGTTTCTGTAACATCTTACCGCTCTTGATACGCGGAAGGCTGATTTTTTTCTCCACACCGGGAATAACATAGATCATTCCCTTTTCTACGATTTCATTTCCGGTGGCGGCGAGCGTCAGGATCTTCTCCAGTACCTCACCGTTGTAATTGGTATTTCTTACTACTATTGCCATAACATACTGTTATTTACGGTTCAACTTTTCTTTGATTTCACGCTGGCGCTTGTTCCACGGACTTTCATCTGTAGGATTCACATGCAGATCATTCATCACCTTTCGTTTCGGAGCCAGTTTTTCCAACGCTTTTTCACCGTTTTCACGGTCTTTCACCAACAAGTTTTCGTAGATGGGACGAGTGGTCGCATCGATACGACCATCTTCCTGTGCATCATCCAACAATTTTTTCCGGGAGCTCTCTTCGTCAGCTTTCGCTTTATCTTGGAACACTTTAAGTTCACCCTTCAGGCGGGTGACTTCGGCATCAAGGCCCGGAACTTTCCCGGCCTCCGTTTCCAGAAGCCCGACTTCACGGAGAAAATCGTCATCTGTCACGCAGTTCTTGAACCGCGGACGTTTCTTCAGTTCGTCTAAATTCATGTTACTCTTGTTTTGTGGCTTGTGCAGCCGGTTATTGAATATTTGAAATACCTGTTCGGGGGTACTGTCCTCCGGAAGGGGGTCGGCATCATAGATACCATCGATAAGGCCCAGCGCCAGAGCTTCATCGGCACGCAGCCAGTGGTCCTTCCCGTCGAAATACAACGAGCGGATTTCCTCCTTGTCCTTTCCCATGCGGGCGGCATACATCTCGCAAAGGGTGTCCTCCAGCGATTCAATCTCGCGGATGCACCCGCGCATCTCCTCCTTGTTGCCGTAACAGCCTCCCTGGACACTGTGAAGCATCAGACGGGCATAACGGCTCATCTGTACCGGCTTGCCGCAAAGGGCGATGACGGAGGCCATGCTGGCGGCGATGCCGTCCACGTAAATGGTGATGTCAGCCTTGCTGTTTTTCAGGGCGTTGAAAATGGCGATGCCCGCATACACCTCGCCGCCGTTGCTGTTGATACGAACGTCAATCCTGCCGGACAAGGCCTCGGCCTCCAGAAGCTCGCGGGCAATATCCCCACTGCGCACATTGTCGTCATAATCACCGATGTCACCGTAAAGAAGGATACAACAGGCGTCTTTCCCGGGTATGATGTTGAAAAACTTTTTCATGCTTATAGAGTCTTTTGGGCGGGTATTCCCCGCGAAGTTTACGGTGCGAAATTAGGGGGATTAAAGCCGTTTTTCAAACCGCGTATTTATCATGAGGGCTTTAAAACGCTGTCATGGAGTTTTAAAGTGTCATCATGCGGCACGCGTTTTTTTCCGCCCCTTTTCCTTATCAATTTTGCACGTAAAAAAGGAGGCAATATGACCGAACTAAGCATGCAACAAAAAAGGGAATGGGCGAAGACGCTCTACCTGAAAGAGAACCTCACGCAGCAGGAAATAGCCGAGCGTGTGGGGGTGTCACGCATCACGGTGAACAACTGGATAGGCAAGAACGGATGGGAGATGCTCAAGACATCCATCACCATCACACGCGAGGAGCAACTGAAAAGCCTGTACCGGCAGCTGGCCGAACTAAACAACGCCATCATGGCCAGACCGGCGGGGGAACGGTTCCCGAACACCGCGGAGGCGGACACCATATCCAAACTGTCCAACGCCATCAAGAAGATGGAGACGGAAGTCGGGCTCTCGGACATCATATCGGTATTCTCAGACCTGCTCAAATGGCTGCGCGCATCCGACCCCACGCAGGCGAAGGAAGTGACGCCGCTGCTTGACGCGTTCGTTAAATCAAAAGTTTCATAGCCATGGCAAAGAAAAGACTTACACCGCAGGACCGCACGGCACTTGTCGAATGGGAGGAGCTGATCGCATCCATACGCGAAAATTCGGACATCAACCCCTCGGACACGGAAGCGGAAATACGTGCACGCAGGGAAAGCCTCGAAAAGAATGACGAGGAGTGGTTCCGGTATTACTTCGCCATGTACTATTCATGCGAGGCGGCGGACTTCCACAAGAAAGCTACCGGAAGGTTGATAAAGAACAACCGGTGGTACGAGGTGCGCGCATGGTCGAGGGAGCTGGCGAAGTCCGCACGGTCCATGATGGAAATATCAAAACTGGCAATTACCGGAAAGGTGCGCAACGTACTGCTGATCTCCAATTCGCAGGACAACGCCCAAAGGCTCCTGCTGCCCTTCATGGCCAACTTCGAGGAGAACCAGAGAATCATCCAGGACTACGGGATGCAGAAGAAACCCGGGTATTGGGAAACGGGGGAATTCACCATCATGGCGGGATGTTCCTTCCGAGCCATCGGAGCCGGGCAGTCACCGCGCGGTACCCGTAACAAGAACTTCCGGCCGGACTTCATACTGGTGGACGATATCGACACCGACGAGGAATGCCGGAACCCGGAACGTATCAAAACAAAATGGAAATGGCTGGAGGAAGCCCTGATACCGACCATGTCCGTATCAGGAAACTACCGCATACTCTTCAACGGGAACATCATCGCCGCGGACTGCTGCATAAAAAGGGCCATTGAAAAGGCAACCGAACTGAAGGGAAAGGGCATCGGACACGTGGACATCATCAACATACGTGACAAAAACGGACTCTCCGTATGGCCGCAAAAAAACTCGGAAGAGGATATAGACCTCTTCCTCTCAATGGTCAGCGCGGCGGCACGCCAGAAGGAATTCTTCAACAACCCCGTGGCGGAGGGAGAGATATTCAAGGACATCATCTACGGGAAAGTGCCGGCGCTATCGAAATTCAAGTTCCTGGTCATCTACGGTGACCCCGCACCCGGGGAGAACAAGACGAAGAAGAGTTCCACGAAAGCGGTGTTCCTGCTCGGAAAACTGGCCGGGAAACTCTACGTCATCAAGGGGTTCCTCGGAAGGGAGACGAACGCCACGTTTATCGGATGGTATATCAAACTGTTGGAGTTCGTGAACGGGAAAACGAACGTGTACTGCTACATGGAAAACAACAAGTTGCAGGACCCTTTTTTCCAGCAGGTGTTCCAGCCCATCATCAGGCGCATACGCCGGCAGAGAAAGATATCCCTATACATCCAGGGGGACGAGGAGAAGAAAACGGACAAGGCCACACGTATCGAGACGAACCTGGAACCGCTCAACAGTGAAGGGAACCTCATTTTCAACGAGGCGGAAAAGGACAACCCGCACATGAAGCTGCTCACCGACCAGTTCAGCCTCTTCAACCTGATGCTGACATATCCGGCGGACGGGCCCGACTGCGTGGAGGGAGGAAACCGCATCATAGACCGCAAGGCGCACCAGGCGGAAAAACCGGCCGTCATCTCCACAAGGAAGATGCGGGCGCACAACAAGTACAGACTGTAAACTTTAATACTTTACCCAAATGAGCAAATTTATAGAACTTACAGATTACGACGCGAGCATCCACCGCGAAATACTGGACGCGCTGACAAGGGAGGACAATGCCGTCGTGGAGATATGCGAGGACCGGGCCATCGAAGAGATGCGATGCTACCTCTCCAAGCGCTATGACTGTGACAGGATATTCACCGAGACCGGAGACAGACGGAGCCAGCTCGTGCTGATGATGGCCATAGACATCGCAGTGTATCATATTTTCAGCATCCACAACCCGAGGAACCTTTCAACCCTGCGCAAGGAACGTTACGAAAGGGCCGTCGAATGGCTCAGGGCGGTAGCGGCCGAGGAATTATCCGCGGACGGGCTGCCCCTGCTTCCCGAAGAGACAAGGGCGGCAAAATCAAATTTCCTCATCAAAAGCAACCGTAAACGTGTAAACCACTGGTAACATGAGTAAAAGACAGAAAAGGGCCGGAAAGATAACCAAAAGCGGAAACCTGCCGAGGCCCGGGCAGAAAGGTCCCGCAACCATCATACTGACACAACCTAAGCGCTTCGGCATAGACATAGCGGATTATATGCTGGCCATACGCGCCTTCGAGAACGTGGATTACTCCAGAAGGTTCAAATTGTACGACCTGTATGACGACATTCTCATGGACACGCACCTGACAAGCGTCATCGAGAAACGGAAAAACGCCGTGCTCTCCTCCGTCATCGAGTTCCGGCGTAACGGAAAGCCCGACAAGGCGGTAAACGAACAGATACGTTCACCATGGTTCCGGCGTCTCATAGGTGACATCTTAGACGCGAAATTCTGGGGGTTCACGCTCGTGCAGTTCTACCGCAAAGGGGAATGGGTAAACTACGACCGGATACCGCGTAAGCATGTGGATCCGGTACGCAGGCTCATACTGCGCCACCAGACGGACACCACCGGAACATCCTGGGACGAATACCCCGACCTGCTCTTCATCGGGGAACCTGAAGAGCTCGGAATGCTCGCAAAGGCGGCCGTATGGGTGATATACAAGCGGAACGACGTGGCGGACTGGGCACAGTTCGCGGAAGTGTTCGGCGCACCTATCCGGGAATACACATACCCCACGGATGACGACGAGGCAAGGCAGAGGGCGCTGGCGGATGCGGAAAGTACCGGAAGCATGTCGGTATTCGTGCACGCCCAGGAAACTATGATGGAACTCAGGGAAGCGGCGAACAAGACCGGAAGCTCAGACCTCTACGACAAGCTCTGCGAACGGTGCAACAGCGAGATATCGAAACTGTTCCTCGGGAACACGCTCACCACTGAGGCTTCGGACAAGGGAACACAGGCACTCGGGACCGTCCACAAGGACGTGGAGGAGAAAGTCACGCTTGCGGACCGGCAGGACATCCTGGACGTGCTCAACTACAACATGACCGACATATTCGCCATGCTCGGGATAGACACCACCGGCGGCGAGTTCTGCTACCCGGAAAAGAAAGTCATCGAACCGGAGAAGAAAATGAGCATCCTTACCCAATTGCGTACGAACTTCAGCCTGCCGGTGGGAGACGATTATCTGTACGAGGAATTCGGGATCGAGAAGCCGGCAGACTACAACGAACTGAAAAAACGGCAGGAAGTCGGAGCGAAAGAAATACAAGCGGCGAAAGAAAAAGCGGCAACCGACGGGGAGCGGGAGGATGAAGAGGAGGAAATACCGGAGACCGGAAAAGAGACTCCCAAAGAGAAGAAAAACGCACTTAAAAACGCGTATAACTGGCTGAAACGTTTTTTCGGGAAAGCCCCGGGGAAAGACGGGGCAGCTTTAGAGTGGTGATGAACGACCTCTACCGGTTTGAAAACAAGCAGGTGGAAAACGTGTTTTCTTTTGATGAAGAGGTACTGGGGAAAGCCCTGAAGAACATATACAGCAAGGACTTCCATCCCATGACCGACATCGAGGAGAACCTGTTCGAGGCCACGTGGAAAACAATGAACAAAGCCACCGACAAGGGATTCGGGGCACGAAAGCCCGATGATCCGGATTATGACTTCTACCGCGAAATACGGACGAACAACGCCGTATTTGCCGCGTTCAAGGTACACCGGGCACAAAACGACATGGCGGCGCTACTGCTGGACGAAAACGGCAATTTAAGGCCGTTTGAACAGTGGCTGAAACTCGTCATGCCCATAGCGGACCACCAGATGGTAGACTGGTTGCGTACCGAATACGACACGGCAGTCATACGGGCGCATCAGGCGGCCGACTGGAGACAGTTCGAGCGGGAGAAGGATATCCTGCCGAACCTCAAATGGATGCCGTCGACATCAGTACACCCGGGAGCGGACCACAAAATTTTCTGGGGAACCATACGCCCCGTCGATGATCCGTTCTGGAACGAGCACAGGCCGGGGGACCGGTGGAACTGCAAGTGTACGCTCTCGTCAACGGATGAAGCGCCGACAGCGGTACCGGACGAGAACGGACGAAACAAGGCACATAACGGTCTGGAAAACAATCCGGGAAAAGACGGCAAATTGTTTTCAGACAAACATCCCTACATTACTGAGGCGCACCCGGGAGCCAGAAAAGCCGTGGACGCACTTACCAAGCGCATCAACGAGATGATAGCCGAAATGCCGGACAACCTGACGCTGGAGGAAAAAACCGACATCGCCCACAACAATCTCAGGATAGAAAAGGCCCTCGGTATCACCAAAGGCAAACCGATGACATACGAACAGGCGAACAAGGGAAAGGAAAATCCGAAATTCGGGAAAGAGGAAGGATACCGCGTAAATTGCCAGACCTGCACCGTGACACACATGCTCAGAAGGTTAGGCTTCGACACCGAGGCAAAACCAAACATCCGACAAAGCGCATACAACGAAATGGCAAAACAAGGTATTACATGGGAAGAACGTTTCCTGAACCGGGACGGAACAAAACCGGATTATGACTATACCTATAAATGGCAGGTCAGAAAGGGATACCAAGTAATGAATGCAAATCGGCTGAAGGAATACTTCAGGGAAAAATTCAAAGAGGACGGAATATACGAGATATATTGTGCCTGGAAGGGCGGTTCCGCACACGTATTCTGTGCGGAGGTGACTGAAGGGAAGGCAAGGTTCTTCGACCCGCAAACCGGAAAGGATGATGCAAGCAATTACATACAGAGCATGAAAGCCAACCGTGTGGGAGTGATAAGAATAGACAACAAACTGGTAAATCCCAAAATCATGGGACTATTCATCACCAAATAAACGGGAAGAAAGTGCCAGCCCCTCCTCACCATCCATCAGACGGCAAGAACGGCCGTCGAACAGAATAAAGGCGGGAAGACCGACAGGCAACTCAAAACCATTCCCATCAACACACCCCACGGAATAGATGCTTCCCTCAGGGGAACTGGCTGATAAGACAACGGAGTTGTAACCGTTACTGTTTGCTAATTCCGACACTTGTTTAGGTATTTCCATAACGCAAAAAGGCACATAAAACGCCTTGTCCGCAAAAGTATAAAATTATTTTTTAAATCAGTCATTTATGGACATAAAAGAATATTCAAAGCTGATAAAAGCCAAGCGCAAGGAACTGGATGACCTGATGAAACGGAAGATGCCGGTCATCGCCGGACGAATGGCAAAAGACCATTTCCAGGATAATTTCCGCCGGGAAGGTTTCGTAAACAGAGGATTACACCCGTGGCCGAAAGCGAAAAGGCTGTCCTCGGGACGGACCGATGCGGCAGGGCAGTACGGGACGCTGCTATCCGGGAGAAACCACCTCTTCAGCTCCGTCAAGTACATGCCGGGGGACTACCGGGTGAGAGTGGCCAACGACCTCATATACGCTCCCGTCAACAACTGGGGAGGAGAAGTGCATCCGACCGTTACGCCACGAATGCGGCGCTTTGCGTGGGCGAAGTATTACCAGGCTTCAGACAAGGCTAAAAAAGCCGCTACGGGCAAAAAAAAAGGCAAAAAGAAGGGTTCTGCCGCAAGTAACGAACCGCCGGAGAACCCGGAAGCGCTGAAATGGAAAAGACTGGCGCTCACCAAAAAGAAAAAACTCCGGATCCGAATACCGCAACGGCAGTTCATCGGAGAAAGCAAAGAACTGTCCGACAGGATAACGGAAAAAACAGAAAATGAAATCAGAAACATTTTAAACTTATAAGGATATGGAAGAAATATTCATCGCGATCATGGAACGTATCGCCGGAATGATGCCGGAACTCTCCTGCATAGACGAGGATTACGGGCAACTTGAAGCGGGGGCGGAAGAGGACCAATACCCGGTCACATTCCCTTGTGTGCTGATCGGAAATACCGAATCGGACTGGAACGATCTCGGATACGGGGTACAGAAAAGCGAGTCACTCATTACCATACGCCTGGCCGTCGACTGTTACGATGACACCCACTACACCTCCGGAACCTATCAAAAAGCAAAGGAACGTCTGCTGAAGGCGAAGGAACTGTACAGGATACTCCAGGGTTTCCAATGTTCGGAAGAAGCCAGCCCGCTGGTCAGGGTGAAAAACCGGGACTATTCCATGCCTGGAAATATCAAGGTGTACGAGACGGTTTACTCCTTCACGCTGCATGACGAGTCGGCCATGCAGGAAGGCGCGGCAAGGTTTATTCTCCCGTAAAGAGCGAGAGCTGGACGGCTGTCAGGCGGGGCTTCTTCACTTTCGGGACGGGCTTCACCTCCAGGTCCTTCAGCTCCCGGCACTTGCGCCGGATAATGGACATGATCCGTTCTTCGGAAATGAAAAACTCTTGGCGGGACAACACTTTCAGGGCATCATCAAAACGCAGGCGCTGTACCTCCGTCCAGTAATAGTAACGGCGGCACAGGGCTTCATCACGGAGTTCTATCAGGTTCTTGTCTCGTCCTTTGGCCATAAGTTCAGGTATATGCTGCAAAATTAGGCATTTAACCGGGGATGTTAATAAAAAAACGCCGCATCGTGTATGAATGCGGCGTTTTTCTGTTTAGAGTGTGAACAAAATCACATGGTCATCAGTTCGGTGTCATCCTCACCCGGAACAAACGGCTCGATGCGGGTGATCACCTTGCTCTGTACCTTCACCCGCCCGCTGCCATTACAGACCGGACATTTTGCGGATAAAGGAGCTCCTCCCTGGTCCAGGTAAAAGATACGTCCCTTGCCTTCACAACGCTTGCAGGCCATGACGTGCGGCGCGATGTTCTTCGTCTTCTCCATGACTACAACCGGCAGAATGAGGGTTCGATACGGTGCCAGACACCGTTTTCGTCACGTTTGTGGAAATAGTAGTTCACCGCGGTCTTGTACACCACGTTGCTCTCACGGAAGAGGTCCATGATCTCCGTGTACTCGCTGTCGAAACGGTCCTCGAGCTCGTACAGCTTACTCACGGACTTGTAGTCCAGATCGCCCTGGCGGTTGCGCTCGATCATGGTCATGCCGAGCTGGTACATCGGGTCGTCGGTACCCAGCTCGCGCCCCATGGCGTAGCGCTTCAGGTAATCCACCAGGCGTTCGGCGGCAAGGTCGGCACGCTCGTCGAAACTCTTCACCTTGTTGCTCCTCACCTCCAGCTTCATGTCACCGTCCACGATGGTGAAGCTCGCCTGCTCGTCCTTACGCAGCTGGCCGTATTCACGCATCACCGCACGGAAGGCGGCGGCCTCTTTCTCCACCCAGTCGCGGAACGCCTTCACGTCATCCACAACCGGGAGCAGCCGGTTCTTCACTTCAAGCATGAACTGCGCACGGAGGCCCTCATAGGCATCGCGCCGGTTACGCTTGCTTTCCTTCTCTTCCTGCTGGAGCTGTTTCAAAAGCTCCTTCCTGTCCTGGGCGGACAGGCTTTTTAATTGTTCTTTCAAATCCATAGCTAAAAAATTAAATGGTTGCTATTGTTGTTTATTCTCACGTTTACGGCGGATGGCACGCAGCTTCACCTGCAACGTGTCCAACGCCTCACAGTCAAGTTCACGGAACTCCTTGCCGGCGATACGGCTGTCCCGGCAGAAGGCGTTCACCCGGTCCCAGTCGGCCGTATCGATACCCAGCAGCTGCATCTGGTGCAGTACCGCGGAACGCTTCTGACGGAGAATCTTCCGGAGCTGTTCCTGATAAGTGGGCGGTACCAGCTTCTGCATGGCGGACACGGCGGCACTGTATTCCTTCAGTGTCATGTCACGCAGACTCGTGGTACGTCCCTCCGTGTACTGGGAAACGATGCTTTCCTTCAGTGCGTCACGATCCGATGTCGGAAGGCGGTTCAAAAGGCTGTAAAACGCCGCATAATTCTCGGGTTTATTTAACTGCTTGCGGCTGTTGATGTCTATCTGCATGGCTATACTGTTTTTTTGTTTATTTTAAGGTCATTGATTTCCTTAATCACTCTCTTTACTCTGATAGTACACAAATAATCAAGAAGATGCTCTTTTTCATTTTTTGTACACTTATACTGGTCGAAAAATTCAAGTATGCCCATTCTATTCAGATTTTCATTAACTCAAACTATTCATACCACATCAGCACAACTCTATGATTTCACCCACGGCAGAGCGTAGAAGAGTACGCAAAACCGAAGGGTTTCCGCTATCATAGATGACTTCCACACAACACTCATGGCGTGCGTTACGTGACACAACCAGCTCGCAAGTCATATTCTCACAGAGCCATTTTTCCACTACTTTACGGACACCAACTGCGGTGACCACAATTACCATTTTTTTACTCATAATATTGACCGTGCTGTATGTTATTCAACTCTTATCCTCCCGGTGTACTGGTTTCCCCGAAACTTCATCCCCTTGGTGAAGCCGCCCGGATATCCCAGTTCCTTGCTTCTCGCGTTTGCCAGCAACAAATGTTCCCGGCTAAGGGAGGCTACAAAACCTTTGTCCTTTTCCAGTCCCATCTCTCGGGCCTTCCGGGTGACGCTGCGTTCGGAAACACCGAGCATTTCAGCCAGCTCCCGGTTGAGGGTATTGTGATAGTGGCGACGCATGATGGAAAGCATATTACCGTTCCAAAAGATACGGGTGGAATATCCCTTATGCTCGACGAGCCGTCCCAGTGTCCGGTGCATGAAAGTACCGTCAGCAACCTTCCGGTGCTTGCGGTACTGTTCACGCTTGTACACCAGCACACATTCATGACACCAGGAACTCCGTCCCCCATTCTTCAACGGATAGAACTCACGCATCCACAACTTTCGGCCGCAATGCGGACAGACACGTTTACGTTTCTGCTTGTTGTTATTTTCACTCATAGCTGTTTATGCTGCATTCATCAGTTCATATTCAAATTTTCACCGAACGGAATAGTATTAATGTCAGCCTTTCTCGTGTAGGCCTGCATAAGTTCCACGGAAAGCAGCATATAGACATTCTTATTCGCTTTGACAACCCCGGAAATAGAGCCGACAATATGTTCAGTCTTGCCGGTAATGATTGAGCCGGCTATCTGCTCAAGCCCGTCTGGATGGTCCTCACTGGCCGCAACGCTCATAAAGGCACTAAGATCGTTTTCCTTACAAAAGTTATCCACGTATTGGCAGAGTTCCTTTACTGCCTCTTTCTGTTTTTCTGTAATCATTTCTGTTAAATTTTAATGGTTAATAATTATATGTTGAAATCGCGAAATCTCTTTTTTGATACTGGCTGTACATAGTTTCCTCCCAATCCGTCTCTTCCTCCTCCGGAAGGTCATCCTCATCAAGTTCTACCTCCTTACGGTAAATCAGATACCGTGCCTCCAGAAAGAAGAGGACCACGCGGCGCAGGAACTCACGGGCGGAGGCGATGCCGTGCTTTTCCATGAAGGAGGCGATACGGTCCGGACCGATAGTGTTCGTGCGGATGCTCACCAGACACTGCCGGCGGAAGTCCTTCAGCGTGCTGCCCCTCACCTCGAACACGCGGTCAGCGATACGGCCGAGACTCTCCGGAATATGGTATCCGGAACCTTCGTCATCCGTTCCCACCAGCAGTTCAGCAGCAGCCGTCAGCATACCCTCCACGCTCATGCGCTGGGCAGCGGCCGTCTCCTTCAGGAACACGTACTGGTAATTGCTCACGTAGGTATGTATGAGGTAGCCTTCAGGACGGCGGAACACCTCTTCGGAGGCAAGCTCCATCGAAAGGTTGTTCAATGTCACACCGGCACCGCAGCAGAAGGCGCACACCAGGCGGACGACAAGACGCTGGCGGTTGCCCCAGCCGCCAGCGATGATGGCACGCTGCAGGCTGCCGGCAACGGCCGGATCCATCTCGAAGAACAGCACCGACTTCTCCTGACGGCGGAAGAAGAACGACATGTCCGGAATACGATCCATGCAGAGGAGGATGCGCCGGGTGGCCGTGGAGACCCTGCCACCATCCGTCATGCGGATGTAGGACTTCACCAGGTGGTTCATCACTACCGTCATGTCGGAAAAATGATAGTCGGCAACCTTCCCGCGGAACAGTTCATGAAGCAGAACGGGCAGCTTCACAACGTAGTTGTAATACTCCTTTCTCATGGCTCACTTGCTTGAAGGTTTCCAGTCCACTGTTATAATCGCATCCAGCTCACCGCTGCCGCCACACACCGGGCAGGATACATGCACGTCCTCGCGGCTGCCCTCTTCCGTTCCCCAGAACCAGCCGTTGCCCTTGCAGTAACCACACTTGTGGCCGGTACTGACGAAGTTCTCACGGTTAGGCCCCTTACACATATAGGCGGGAGGACAAATCTCCAGCTGTTTCTTTATCCTGCTCATGCCTGGCCTCCTTTCTGTTTCGGTCCCGCCACATTCCAATAGTCATAGGCGCCCTTCTCCCAGATTGTGTATTCACCAGTGGCCCCCTGATAACGTCCCTTACTGAAGGCGACGTAGCCCTCTACCCATATCTTCAGGTCGGCATCATACATCACGCTCGTGGCCGCATCACCTTTAGGATTCTTGCCACGGGCATGGCTGATGAAAACAAACAGCTTGTCCGGAAACTCCTCCTTCAGCTGGATATAGTCACGATACGTCATCTGTGTGTATTGGAAGCTGTCAATGATCACGATGTTGAAACTCTTATGACGCCGGAGCCTGATCTTCAAGGTGGGGATGTCCTCCTTGATGAACGCCAAATGGCGGCTTACCTCGGCCATACCAAAGCGCCGCAGGTTATTCTGGACTGTCAGAGAAGTTCCTTCCTCCAGGGAGTTGAACGCCACACGGTCATACTTGCAAAGTTCCTTGCAGAGCTGCATCACGAAAGAGGTCTTACCGTTACCGCTGTTGCCCCACACGAACCAGCAGCCCCGGACTTCCGGAGTGTCGAAGGCATCCTTCCATTTCCCTTCGAAAGGGAATACGTCATACTTCTTGTTCAGGATGTCCCTGACATTCAAGGCACGTCTCATGCCCGCTTTTTTATTATCCTTTTTCTCTTCTTCCATGGTCAGAACAGTGTTAGTTGTCGGATATTGTCAATTCGGTCAAGTACGGCCTGCCGTGCGGCACCCCGCAGTTTCTCGTGGCAGAGCATCCTGCCGAGTGCCCACAAAAGGGCATTCTCACGGGTGGCAAACTGTCCCCATTTACGTCCCGGGTTGAAACCACCGCCGGAACCGCCCACCTCCATGTGAACGCCGGCAACCCACCAGCCGTCCTGCTGTCCCACAAGGGCGTCCAGGTAGTCGCGACCATTCCGGTAAACGGTCACCGTCTCGTATTCCCTCAAGACTGGGTAATCGCTCCAGGGAGCGGGAAGCTGCTCGCGACCGTCGATCTTTAAGTATTCAAATTTGTTTTCCATATCCTTAAAATTACGTTTGAACGGTATTTGAACGGGGGTCATTCCCCCGTCATGCGTTTCACCTTGTGAATGGACTTCCTCACACGCCGCAAATCAAAGTCACATGTCGAAGCCTCCTTTATCACCTTATCGATGTCTTTCCTGTCAGTCACACCGTTGGCGGAACAGATCGCAAACACGTCGTTCACGTCCGTAGGCTCCAACTCATAAAATTTCCGTCCGATACGGCTGTAGAACTCCTTGTAGCCGGGCTTCTGGTACCGCAAGCCGTTGCTGATGCGCTTGGCAATATAATCGGTACTCAAGAACACGACACCGCATTTCTCCTCCAGCTTGTTGTACAGGCTGATGAAATAGTGGAACACCGGTTCGGTCAGCTTGTCCGCCTCGTCGAACACCAGCAGGGGCGCGTCCATCTGGATGATGTCATCCAATATAAGCCCCCACACCTCACGGATATTATACCCTTCGGTCCGGATTCCGACCGTACGGGCGATCTCGCGGACAAAGTCACCTTTCTTCATGTCCTCAGAGCAGAGGATATAGAAAACCTCCTTATGCTCCTGGAGGTAAACACGGGCGGTGGTACTCTTGCCACAACCGGCCTCGCCGGTCACCCAGGTAACATTGCGCCAGCGCTGCGCATCGGAGAGTACAGCCGTGATCTCCTGGTAAGCACCGGTCTCCACGATCTGCCAGCCGGTAGCGCTTACACCACCGACCTGCGAGGCGACATTACGGAACATCTCGTCGCTGATATTCTCATAACGGCCATTCAGGATATTGCTAACAGTACCTACACTAACCCCCTTCAGGCTGCCAGCAGCCTTCGTCTGGCTCGGGTATTTCGCCACGTAAGCCCGGAGGCTTTCACTGATGGCGTCCTTTTCTTTCATTGTAATTTCCATAATCAATATTTTTTATCTTGTTATAAATCTGTTCCTTATAATTTCCCGACCACCTTGCGGATGCTCACTTCCTTCTTCTCAAAGCTGTCCCATGTCACGTTGCTGATGACTTTCATGTCTCGGCCGATGGAAGGACGGGCCGGCTGGCTGTATTTTCTTGTGCGACGGTCAATCTGGCGTTGCGCCTCCTTTCCGAGACCTTTCAGGTCAGGGGTACGCAGACCGTTCTGTTCCGGTGCGACACCATGTTCGTACTCGATGTCCTTGGCAACGACCTGGCGGTTTATACGCTCGTTGATGACGGCCTCCTGCTGGGCGCGGATGAAACGTTTCTCGGCTTCCGTCTGCTCCTGCTGGGCACGGTGGATCATCAGCGGGAACGAAGCCACACACTCAAAGCGCATCGCTCCGCCCTTATCCTTGTACAGCAGACGTACGCTGCTCATGTCATAAGGATCGTACTGGACATAGAACTTCTTGTAGGTGTTACGTCGGCGCCATTCCAGATCAGGCTCACCGGGGGCGGAGAAAACCTCGTAAGGGTATTTCTTTCCCTGTACCGTGATCTCGATACCGTTGGCGGTGAACAGCGACGGTTTCTCGGTCGTGTACCAGAACATCTCCACCATATCCGACACACTTACCGCATCGGTAGCCTCGTTCACGCTGGTATTGTACATCTCAATCCGGGAGATGCCGGTGGCAGGGTGTTTCATTGAATTCCACTGCTCACGGGCGGCGGCATACTGTTCCTTCAGTTCCTCCAATGTGGGGAGGGAGTCGATGTTCGCGTTGATGAATTCCAAATTCGGACGGCTTGTATCTCTCTTTGCCGTAATATTCTGCCCGGTGAAACCGAAACGTTTCTTCAATACCTGGCTCTGGAAGCGGTAGAAAATGTTCTCAATCGTCTTAGATTCGCCATTATACGGAGCTGTCGGGCGGTGGATACGGCTGATCTTCGAGAAAAGGCCCAGCGCCGCGTTCTTCTTATGACCGCCCTGGTTATCGCACACGATCTCGTAGGGTTTGTGCCGGCTCGTCTGGATAGCCATGCGGAAAGCATGGTACTGGGCGATATAGTCCTCGTTGTCGCTGATGTAATAACCGAGCAGGACTTCACTATAGGCATCCACCACCTCGTACACGCTTGTAGTGCACTTGTTTCCGTTCTCGTCACGATAGTAGAGGTTCAGCTTCGTGCCGTCGCCATACCAGAGGCTGTCACGACGGCCCGGAAGGATGGTCCGGTGCTTGCGGTCATAACGCTGGTGTGCCTTCATTTCCCCATAAACGGCATCGTACCACAGAGGTTCGACACGCGGGCTGTTGAACCATTCGCGGAGGCTGCGGGGACTCTTCAGGGGCTTCCAGCCACGTTCCGGAGCGACACGGTTGTACTCCTCGAAGATCTCCATGTCAGTATAAACCGGAACGCGGCTGCGTTTCAATGCTACAAGGTAACGCCCGCCGTCCTCCTCGATCTTCAGCGTGTTGCTGTTGCCGTATTTACCGCTCACAAGCACACCGTAGTTGTCGGGACGGAACTTGTTTATCAGGGCTTTCAAACGCCCCACACTGCCCGGAAGACTGTGCCCGTACACCGGACGCCATTCCTCACTCGTGACAAGCAGAAGTTCCCAAAGGTTACGGCGGAAACCGGTCAGCTTGTTATTGGATGAACTCAAGCGTTTGAACTCTTCCATCAACGCGTTCAGCACCGAAGCGTTCCAGGTGTATTCCTTCTTCACATCCTCGGGAAGAGCGACCATCTCACCGTTCTTGTCGTAACGGTAATCCTCGAAAAAGTTCTCGGCCTTCTCGTCTTTCTTCACTATGTTACGGATCATTTCCTGTCTCATTTGTTTCTCGGGTTCGCCATGACGCTCAACCCAACGTTTCTTGTATTTCTCGGGAAGGGAGGAATAGGCATACAGAGCCGGATTATTTTCACCACCGCCACGGGAAACGACATCCAGTTTTTCTCGGGACAGCTGGCTATTCAAAGTGCCTTTGGGCATTATATCCAGCAACTCTTTGTAAGTTACACACAATATATTATCAAAGTATTCCATCTCCCAGCTTGATTATCAATCCTCTAAATCATTCAAAGGGACATGCTTCTTCAGCAGCCGCACGGAGATCCCGAAATTCAACACTACGAGAAGTTCCAGCAGCGGATTAATAAAAAAAATAGAGAGCAGGATCCCGAAACTCATACAGAAGTAAAGCACGCAAAAGCGCTGTTTTCGTTTCAGACGAGCAAACCAGTGCAGCTGGTCGCTGAACAATGTCATCAAATCATTTTTCATGGCTACTTGTATTTTGAGGATTACCACCTACTTTGGATCCACCGCGCTCAATGGCGAGCTTACGAATGGAACGGGCCAGTTTGCTGTTCTTACGGAAGGCAAGCGCATGACTCACCATCACGTTTGTACAGCCCATCAGTTCGGCAATTTTATTCACCTCACCGTATTCTACAACTATTCGTTCTTTCATACTATCTAATATTTAAATTATCGTAGTGGGCAGTCGCGGATTCGAACCGCGGACCATAACCTCTCCATTATAGGAGTTTAGTTTGTTCTACCAGCTGAACTAACTGCCCGAGAAAATTATTAAAGCTCCTTTATCGCATCCTCCGGAACACATATTACAGTCCAAACCTGACCATTTTTCATATAATCGATATTATATTCCCGCACGAACGTACAAATGTTATAATCCCAGTCACGAACTATACCATCAATGATCTCACCATTTCTCTTGGTGATTCTCACACTTTGTCCCTTTTTAAATTTTACTTCCATTTTGCTTCTTTTTAAATTCTCATTGTTACCTCAAGCCTTTTTTGTAGCTTTGGGGCGTGTTTAAACTTTAATCACGTGGCAAATATAGTCTAAGTTTCTTAGACAACAAAGTATTAATCCAAATAATTTAGATTTATGAGCGTTTTTTCTAAGAATCTTAGATATCTAAGGGAGAGTAGGGGACTTAAATTAGATGAATTTGAGTTTCTGGGCATCAAAAAAGGTACAATGTCAAACTATGAACTGGGTAATACAGAACCTAAATTGAGTTTGTTATGTGAAATATCTAAGTTTTTTAGAATATCAATCGACGACTTTCTTTTAAAAGATATAGAAGCCGAAAAAATTACACCAGTAGTAACGGAAACAGCTCCTCCAGAAACAGCTAACAATAATTTTAGGGAGCTTCTGGATGTTTTAAGGGAAAAAGACTCCACCATTCGAGAAATGGCAGAGGAAATAGGGATGCTCAAACAGACAATTACACAACTTAAACAGGACAAGTCGGGGCGTGTTTCGGATGCAAGCGATTCTACGGTTGCCAATGCCATCTAA